TAGTAATTTTTTTATTAGTAATAGCTAACGTCCATATTTTTTTAGCATTTTGTTTTATATTTTCCATAATATACTCCTATTTTATTTTATTATACCCCAATTGGCGCCAGATTCATAGTCTACTTTGTTAGGAACTTCAAGTGAAACTGCACTCTCCATTATCTCTTTTATATGTTTTGCATGAGTAGGGTCTATGACAGATATATCCAACTCATCATGTACTTGTATATGTGGGATAATTTTTTCTTTATATAATTCTATCATTGCTTTTTTTGTCATATCCGCCGCACTTCCTTGAATTAGTTTATTTAAAGCTTTATAAGTATATGCACGTTTGATCCCTGGTCCGTGTTCCGTGAGTGCTGCATCGTGTGGCAATGCTTTATGAATCCCGAACTGATTTGGTTCCCATAAATGGAACCTACAAAGTCGACCAAGAAGAGTTCTAATTTGACCACGATCCTGTGATCGATGCATAACATTATCCATAAGTTGTTTTACGAATGGAACTTTATTGTGGTACTGTTTAAAAAGATCTTCCGCTTTATCTTTAGATACACCGAGTTCTGCTTGTAATTTATTTTTTCCCATACCGTAGAACAGGCCAAGGTTTATAGTCTTGGCCTGCGATCTAGGTATCTCTGCCATGTCTGCCACGATCGTATGGAAGTCGGCATCACCCTCTTTATAAGCTTCCAATACTTCGTCCACGCCATAGAGATTCTGTAAAGTTGCATAATGCACTACCAACCTAGGCTCCTGCTGAGAATAGTCAAAACAACCCCATGTATGGCCTTCCTCGGGTATAAATAATGACCTAATCTTAGGTCCTATTTCTTTGTCTCTAGCTGGTATCTGTTGTAAATTAGGATTAGAATAGGAAAATCTTCCTGTTACCGTTCCTCCATTATCTCCTCTTAGTTGGTTAATTTCAGCATGGATTCTTCCCTTGTGGGAATGTTTAATTATGGTATCAATGAATGTGGTATGCGCCTTGTTTATTTCACGAGCGCGGGCTATTCGTTTCACGAGTGGGTGGGCGTGATTCTGTAAAAAGTTTTTAGTAAAGGACGGTGCTTGTGTCTTTTCAGTTCTATCGTAATCTAATTCAAGTTTATCAAAAACTTGTGCGATCGATCTTGCAGCCCATATTTGAGTGTCTACTCCAGTTTCTTTTTTTACTACTTGTAAGCATGCTTTTTCTTCTTTTACTAATTCTTGTTTCAATTTGTGAGCGCCTTCAATATCTACACGAACTCCTAAAAAGCGCATGTCAACGAGGCCTGGAAATAATTCAGTCTCTAAATCAAAAATAGATTGTATATCTTGGTGTAAAATTTCTTTCTTAAGTTCTTGCCACAACTCTAAAGTTATCTCAGCATCTTTTTCTGCATATGCGCCGACATAAATGGCAGGCAGCATATACATTTCTGCTTTGGCGTCAACCCCCCAAGACTTCGCTGCTTCATATAAATCTGTTTCATTCTTTCCTTTTCCAGTGTATCTTTTACTACAGTTGTTTAAGTCATAGCGCATTTGATTTTCATCAACCAAAGCCGACGCTATCATTGTGTCGACTATTTTTCCGTTAATACTTAAACCTAGGGCCCTAATCCAACACACGTCATACATGGCGTTGTGAAATATTTTTATGGCAGGAGTGCTCAATACGCCCTGAAACCATTTTAAAACTTTTTTACGATCCATGTTCCCACCACCTTCATGAGCTATTGGATAATAACCACACCAACCTGAGACAGCTACAGCTATCCCAACAACTTCGCCGTTCTTGACTACAGCGCCCGAACCCATTCTAGTGTTTAAATTTGGATCTTTTGTTTCTAAGTCAATTGCTATCTCATCATACTTTGATAGATCTGGAAACTCTTCTGGCGGCAGCCATTCAGTTTGTGGTTTAAATAGTGGTACTTGTATCATTGTTGCTCCTTTATGGTTATTGTTTCTTGATTATCCGGATAGTCCCGTTCAATTGCCATTTGACAATAATGAATTGCTTTTTCTAAATCTTGCTTTTGATTTTTCTGCTTGTGCCTGCATAAATATTTAATCGCATTACCTTCAGCAAACGGGAGATTATTTTTATTTATAAATTCTGATGGTTGAATAACCATAGATTTGTAATGGGTTCCACCCACCTGTCTTTTATATATATCTTTCATATTATAAATCCTTTATCTGGTCTTTTAGGTTCTATGATATGCAGGTTTTCTTTTGTTCTTGTTGCACCTACATAATATAGTCTATTCTCATCATCAGGATTCTTTTCGTACGTACTCATAGTTGTTCTTGTTTGATCAGTTAATAATACAACGTTTTGACATTCGCCACCTTTAGCAGCATGAATCGTAGATAATTTTATTCTTGGTGGTTTATTTAATTTTTCTCCATTCTTTCTCATTTTTCTTAAATATTTTACCCGTTGTTGACCGGCATCATTGAAAGCTTCAAACCAAACTTTATTAGTTTTTAATCCGTGGTCCTTGGTCAATAGGTCAATACCATAGTATGAGTCTTTCACCATTCCTTTTAATTTATTCTTTTCTGCGTGTTCAGTATTCATATAACCATAAATCTTTTCAACTTGTTTATAAGACAATAGTTGTCCTTGTCTTAAGTGCTCCCAATCAGTAACCGCTTCTTGCATATCTTTCTCGTAATTTTTTTTATATTTATTTTCATAATATAACCCCTTACGATATAAAGTATCCTCTATTTCTTTTAACATGTATTTAGTACGAGCTAGTACTAACCATTCACCTGATGACATATTAATTGAATCTACATCAAAATATCTATGTAAACCTCCTTCATTAGTTTTAGGTTTCCAATTTTTATTTATTCTATTTCTAATTCTATTTATTATACCCATAGCAAGCCTATGTACTTTCATTGGTATTCTATGTGATTGGATAAGTGGAAGATTGATCATTTGATCTTGTAAAGCTATAAAAGAATTTACATCAGCACCAGCCCATTTAAAAATAGCCTGATCATCATCCCCTGCAATAAAAGTATCATCTGCTTTATCCCAGATAGTTTTTGTCATGTCCCATTGCATTAAAGATAAATCTTGTGCTTCATCTATAAACACAACATCAAATTTTGGAGACTTATCTGATTTTATAAAATTTAAAATCATGTCGTTGTAATCTATTAAGTTATATTCTTTTTTATATCTTTCTATTTCATGAGATATAATAGTAAGTTTATTTCTTTCTAGATCTTGAGTATGTTCTTGAAGTTCATATTGTTTGTCTGGAGTTATGTTTCTAAGTTTCGCTAAATTAATTATTTGTAAGTATTCACTATCAGAAGTGAATATACCTTGATCCTCTTGGTGTTCGGCATAACTAACTGGAAATCCTAGTTTTTTTCCTAGATCTTTATAATGTCTTGGTTGCATCACTTGATCTTTTTTTAATCCTAATTTTCTAAATGCTAGTGAGTGCAGTGTTCTAAAATATGGAAGATCATCCTCAGTTAAATTAAATTTTTTAATTGCTCTATCTCTAGCTTCATTAGCGGCTTTTTTTGTAAAGGCAAAATAACCCACTTTATCTGGATCAGTTTCTTTTAAATAATCATCTACTTTATTTAAAAGTGTATGAGTCTTTCCCGTACCTGGTGGTCCTAATACTATGGTCTTCATTATATTTTTCCTTGTTTAACTAATTTTTCTTCCCAACACATATCTCTAGGTCTAGAAACTCCCTTATTATTGAGGCTATTATCTACCCAACGTAAATTGCTAGCTCTATTGTCCACCCTGTCACTATTTTTATGATCAACTAAAAATTTTTTTTTCGGATTATCATTTTCAACAAAACCTATAGCATTTACTCTATGATATTTAATATCTACTATAATTATTTTTCCATTCACCACTACATTAATACAGGACCTTAAATAACACTTAGACATATTCATAGCTAGAATTTTTCCGGTTTCTTTATTCTTTATAAATGGATGAGTTTTTCCTAGTTCTGGTCTATAGGGATTTACAAAACCTTCTTTAAAAAGAATAAATTTTCCTTTAGGTACTAAACTATAATTATTTAGTTTTGCATGACTGGGTTTTGGATCTACTAAATCAGATACATCAACATAATCAATATCTTTTATGATAGTTTTAAAAGGATCTAGTCCTGGAAATAAGAATAATTGATCTGCTGGTCTCAAAATACATCCTTCGGTTTTAATTCTTTTTGAGGATATTCTTCTTCTTTTTTATCAAATTGTTTCACCATAAATACTGAAATCCTATCTTTCCCAATTCTCTTGTCTTCACAATTACATACTTCTTTTAACATTTGTGCAGTTCTAGAATAATTCACATCCCATCTCTGTCTAATTAAGAATTGATTATAAAATTTACTAAATATAAAGTGATGATAACCATCATCTGTCCATACACCACCCAATTTAAGATCACTTATTTCAGTTCCAATATGTCTATTTAAACAAAACTCTTCTAAATGATTCTGTAATTGATCTGTTGTTGCTACACCTTCAGGTGGATCTATTGGTTCGTGATTCTTCATTAATGGGTTAATTATATTTATCCAATCTTTCGGTTTAATTGTTGGAGGCATAAAATCTAACTGTTCCATAACAGCTTCTTGAAACAAACCTTGTTGTTTTAAATATTTAACATTTTCTAAGTGTAGTCGTTCTCCATCTACATTAAGATAATAATATGGTTTTTCTAATTTAATTTTTTGTAAATCTGTTAGAGCTGGAAATACAATCTCTTCTCCTATTCCAAATTTTCTACTTCTACATAATTTTTTATCACATAAATTACACATAGGAACATCGTTACATTTATATCCCCAATCTTTTTTAGAATGTTGATTTTTTATTACATCTAATTCATTTTCAGTTAATGGTTTTTCTGTTGCATCCGCATTAAACATAGTTAATTTTGTCTTCCATTCTGATGGCCATTTCTTTTTAGCATACACACCAAAATGAAACATCGCATTGTTGCGTCCACCATTTTCTGGAATTTTATTTATAGCCATTAGTTCTATGCACGGAGGCCCATCAGAAAATTCTGATTGAGGCCTCTGTACTTTTATGGAACCAACATCTAGTTGTTTTACATTATTATAGATTCCATAAAATTCTTCTAAAGATGCTGCTGCTCCATCTTCTTTAAATGCATATCTTGTTCCGTCATCACCATTAAAGTATGGTAAGTTTAAAAAGTTTCCTGTGTCGTCTTGTGATTTTAATTTGATTTGTTTTGGAAAGACTTCTGATCCGCCGTATCCTAGTAGTGTCTTTATTTCTGTAAGCTTGTCTCTCATTCTTTCTGCGTCGACGGGCTTCTCTGAGAAGAGAAACACATGAGCGCCGCCGCTCTTTGATCTACATACTACCAAAGGTAGTTTAAATTGTTTTATTTTTTCTATTAATTTTTTATGATCGAATCCTGCATATGAATCTATATCTACACATCCCCATACACATTGATTCTCTTCGTTGATTGGAATAATTCCTAAACTTTGTGTCCCCTGTAAATGTTTTGTCCAAAGTTCATCTGTAACTTGTTCTCGTACTACAAAAGATTGTCCTTTAACTTTTTCTCCGTTGTTATTACTTGGACCAACTTTAGTACACCCATGTGCTCTTTCTAAGCCTTTAAATATATTTTTAAATTTATCTATACTCATTTCATTATTTACCTTTCATACTCATGTTTTGTCTTGGGCGTTTCCACGCTTGCTTCCACGCCCAATCCTAGGAATCTAACTTACGTTAGATGATTAATATGGAGAATCTGTTTTTGATTCTTCAGATCCATGTTTAACTTTCACTAAACCCTTGCTGTTTTTCTCAGCAAAATTTTTAGCAATTGCGTAAACACCTTTATCTGAAACGGGTCCAACTTTAGACACATCCCATCCAAACCATGTTCCTTTGTCATTAGACATTTGAACAGTTTTTAGATTATAAATGTGGCTATATGTTGGCGGTGTGAACATGCCATTCTTACCTTGAAGCTTAAGACCCATCATAATTGAATTCCATTTTCTACTAATTTTTAATTGAGTAGCTTTCATGGAAATCAAAGCTGTTGATGGATTTTTACCCATAAGAATTACAAAGTGATTAGCCGTATTTTCCAGATAATTACCATTTGGTAATCTATCCTTCCAAGATTTATCGCGAGTAGTTGTACTCACAATATCGCTCTCTGCACTATGTATTGCAACAGGAGCACCGGTACTCGTAGTACCTCTGTCCTGCCATTCGACATATTGTCTTTCATAATGGACTGGTATAACATTTATACCTTTTGCCCCATCATGAAGTTCTTTAGTCACACTATTAACAATCATTCCCGGTTGTGCACCATTAATAAACTTAGAATTTTGCTTATTAACTTCAGGAGATAATTGTCCCAAAACTTTCAGAAATGGTAATGCAAGATCTTCTTGCGTTATATTCTGAGAGCCAGCATTTGCATCAGCTTCGAAAAGATTCGTAGCCAAAGCACCTGCTTCTTCTTTTACTTGTACTTGGTTCATGTTTATTGTTTCCTTTTTATTGTTGTTTTATTTCCAACGAATACGTTGAAAAGTTCCGTTGGCATGTCTTTTCCTGCCTCAATACGCTCACGGACTAACGCTTTAAGAGTCATGGGCTCAACCTTCAACTTTTGTTGTGGCTCTAGCCCTTGACCCCTCGCAAGTTCGGCATAATCAGCCGCCTTGTTATCTTCGTTACGACCAAAGGACACGGATATCTCATTTTTGATTATGTCCCCTAGTCCATTGTTACGAAGCCAGTTAAAAGCCGCTTCTTTATTTGCTATAGTAATATTAGCACTATAATGCGGCTTAACATCTACTGAAGATCCATCTACAAGTTTAAGATGGGACAAACCCATCTCAGACATCATAGTTGGAATTACCTCTCCAGATAAATGCTCTAATTCTTTTTTTGTACTCTTTATATTATCTTCTTGTAGGTCAAGTCTCTTAGTTAAAGATTCTAATCTTTCAACTTGATCCGCAAGTGATTGAATATTTTCAGTTTTATGTAAGATACTTTCTTGGTCTTTTTCAAAATCAATCATAATTTTTTAACTCCTGTTTTATAAACTCTACTTCCTTGCAACATTTACGATATCTATTCCACCAAATTATATCAGAAATAAAATCCCAAATTCTAGTAGGCAG